AAAGACATAAAAGACTTGAAGTCTGATAAAATATTTTAGAAATTAAATCACCTCTCATCTGTAATCCATCTTCAACGATATATGTTTTACCTTGATTTACAGTTACTCCCCTAAACGAAACGCTTCTCCTAGTTAGGTCAACCACCGAATCTCCGTTAGTTTTGGTAAAGCTTATCTTTTTTCCAAGTATTGCAAGTTCTATCATGTTTGATTAGTTATTTCCGTATTGGCGCTGATAGTACAATAATAACAAGCTATCGTCCAATTTACTCTTGTCTGATGCAGCCGTGAAATTATTCCCAACCTTGTCAAATCCATAGCCTGTCAAGAATCTATCCCTAAACGATTGGTATGCCTGTTTCTTTCCAGGTTCAAGGTCAGAGTATACTTTGCCTAGCTTATCTGGAGTAGTTTCAGAGTTAGTTAAAGAATTCCAAACTTTATTATTTTGTTCTCCAAACGTATCATCGGCTGAAGAAGTTCTAAGAGCTCCAGCGGTCAATTTAGTTTGACCATGGTTCAGCATTCTTTCAATTGCAGTTTTATCTCTAGGCTTTCCTTGTCTTAATGTGACCGTGAACATTACACCGGTTGGAAAATCATCCGGTCCAAGCTCATCATCCCATACCATTTTAACGTCTGAACAGAGTAGATCTCCCATTACAAATATGGGGTTCATTGGATTTCCAACAACTATATGCCACTCGCCAACCGGTCTATCTGACAACGCTGACTTAATTGAAATTAGGTCCGGAATTGTTCCGCCCAGCAAATCAGGTCTCATTAATCCAGTCTGTAAAACTTTTTGTCCAACTCCAAGCGGATCTGACACGATTTTACTGCCGGCCAATTTTACTGCGCCCACTAGATTTGCCCAAATTGTACCGAATTCTTGTGAGTTATTACCAGCATGAGTTGAACCCCAGCTGGTCAAAATATTACCGATTGCCTCAGTTGTGGTAGGATCGAATTTTATTCCAAGCTTAGGAAAGTATCTTGCAAGCTGACCCAAGAATTGAGCATCTTGATATGTTAAGTTCATGAAGTTTGAAATAATATCAAGAGCAGCGATTTTCGGGCTCATTCCATTGAATGATCTAAACGTGTAATGAAATTTCAAAACAATAGGATTTGACTCCCAGCCGGTTTGAATTCCTCGCTCTCTTCGAGTCGACTTGGTTATCACGTTTACTGGTCCATATATTCTATTCCAATAAGGCCCGCTAGTTTGATCGTATAGATTCCTTTGATACCTCTGGATTTTTTCCTCGTATCCTGAAGCTTGCTGCATTTGTGCATCTGTTCCAACTGTTCCAACATACGCAGCTGTGATCGCTGACGCAATTTGATCTCCACCGGTTCCAACCTTTTTGACTAGATTCAATAATTCGTTCAATGTAATCTCATTACCTTCAATCGTTTGACCAGTTGATCCGTCTACTGCATTAATTGTAGTCCATGGAATGTCCCAGTTGAAGACTCCAAGACTATTTAAAGTATTAGCAGTATCACCTCCGAACCAGGTAACTGCCTGTGCGACCGGTATAGCATTTCGACGCTCTCCACCAAGCCTCAATGAATCTCCTATCGGAAAAGGATACCTACGTAACGTGACCAATCGGTTGTTTGGAATTTTTCCGTAGTACTTACAATACATGAAATCAGTATATGAATATGGCTGAAAGCCTACAGAGGTTGATGCCGATACTTTCGAGCCCCAATCAATTAATCGGTTGGCAGTAGGGTTTGAGAGAACATCTGTTGAATTTTTGCTAAAATTCCTAGCCGCTGCTGAGACTGCACCCTCGCTGTTCTGATAAAACTTGATTCTAGCTTCAATATCTTTTACAAGAGCGTCCTTGCCTCTTCTAGCAGCGCTATTTTTTGCGTTTTGCAGAGCTGTTATTCTAAGTAAACTGTTTGCTTGAGACGCAGCTGTGTATTCTTGGTCAGATTTCAATTGACTTGAAAATCCAATAAAGTGCCCTTCTGCTCGATACGAGGCGCCTGCGTTTAGTGGAGCGTATTGAAACACCGTGAACTTGTTCATTATTGAACTCACGTTGTGTTGTAAGAAACCTTGGTCGTTTGGAGCAAGTAAAGAGTCACTAGCTTCAAATGGAGTCTTTGCTTCCATTCCGGCTAGCGCTTCCATGTAGTTGACTCCCGCGAACGCTTGTGTTATCAATAGAGAATTAATATCTGCTGCCATTAAATGCAAATCATTTTAGTTTATTTATCGCAGAAAATAAAAAAGGAAGACTTGAGGTCTTCCTACTATCGGTATTATATGGTCAGGCGAATTACCATCCTCCAATCGTGAACTCGTAACTAAATTGACTAGCGTCAAATGACTTATTCATGTGAATTTCGACCGAAGTCGGCTCAATCGGAAAATGCTGTTTTGCATTGTCCCATTCAAATCTATCTCCGATGTTATCGTCGATCATTTCAATGAAAGTGTTCACCGATTCATCGTTAGCTTCATCCCAGGTCTCAATATCAATCACCAATTTCATTCGTTTAGGAATGAATAACATGGTTTGAACGCCAGAATCGTCCCACACTATTATTATATCGTATTCAAGTTCCAGTTTGTGAGCTGACACGTATTCAATCTCAGTTGCACTGGCAAATCCCATTGCCCTAAGTTCAGCTTGCTCTTCCTTTGATATTCCCGGATCTTCGTTGTCTATTGTGTCAGGATTGTCATACAGGCTAACTTCACTACGCTCGAATGTCTTTTTAAAAATTTCAGGCTTTCGATATTGGTATTGCGACCACTTAAGTTGATCTGGCCCTTTATATGATTCAGTTATCAAGTAAGACCTAAATGATTCGGTTGCCTTTGACATTACTTTATTAGATTTTCTCTTTTCATCAGATCCGCAAATGACATTGCGTATCTTTCATTAATTCTCTTTTTGCTAGATCTGCTTGTTTTTTCAGCAGCCGCTTTTCTGCTTTTTATCAGTTCAATATTGTCAGAATACAGACCTGGAACAACATTGATTCGTTCCCCATTGTATTCAATAGGTTCATCCAGCTCAACTTCAAATCGATCGACGTCAGGCTCGTAGTTGTTTTGATAGATCTCTGAAATGGTACCCGTAGTACCATCGACCATTTCAATGACGCCATTTTGTAGCTCTTCAGCGTCCGCCTTAATCATAATTCTGTCTCCGATTGAGAATTTCATGCTGGTTCCTTTTTAATTTTTAAAGTTAGTGTACCGGTTCCCTTAATTAGACGATGCCATTCATGTCTTGGAATCAGTATAGTATTATTTAACGAGGTCGGTAGTGCATTATCCAATTGGATCATCCAGTCCGTCTCATTTTCTGAAATTATTTCCCTAGCCTCATCATCACGGTGCCACTTTAACTCTATTGGATCAATCGTTTGAGAAAATTCTCTAATCAGAACCCCATTCTCTTCCTTGAGATTAGTGTATGGCTTTTCCATATTACCAAAAGCCTGGGTAAGTTTTGCCTCCCCATAAATGAGCGTATCGGTTAATTCTGCATGCCCAATAGCCAGCTTTCATTCTGTCGTTTTTTAGGTGACATTGATGTCTTGCTGCAAAACTTTTACGTGCTTTAGGATTACTTACCTTGGCAGTTAATCCTCCATGTACATCACCGAACGCGATCTTTTTAACTCTTTTTGTTTTCGGATTCATGACATACACGTAGTACTTCTTTGTTCCGCCACGCATGGGTTTTCCGATCTCGACCTTCTTTCCATTGTATTCTGCTTCAAACAAAAAATCCAATGGAACAATTTCTCCTCGATACTCACCAAATCTTCCAAGGTCGGTCTCTTCGAATAGAATCTGGTCGATCCCAGTAAGTTCAATTTCTCCTCGGTCGTATGCCGTTCTAGCTTCAGCCAGAAGTTCAAAATGAGCTTGACTTGCAGGTCGATACACTGACTCTGCTATTGAGATACCTTCGTTGATGTGATAAAGTAGGCTTTCAGACATCGGGTCAAGATCCGGATTTGGAATTTTATTCCATGATCTTTCAGCATTAACTCCTCTTCCTCTAGCCAGTTTAATCTCATGGGCTACTTGTTTTAGATACACTAAGGCTTCTTCATAGTCCCCACTACTCATTAATTCATCGATCTTTTCAGCCTCTTCTTTATCTAGTTTTGCCATGTAAACGACTGCATGCCTTTGAGCATTGAATTGACATCTCATTGCCATCATGCCTACCGTATGATTAAATTCCTTTGTAACAGAATCACTATCTTCCTTTGAAATGATTCCCATGTCAAGTAGTTCAGTAGCCGCTTCCATTTCAACATCGCTCGGAGCCTTCATGAATGACTCTAGACCTTTACAATCGGCAATACCATAGTACCATTCAGCTTGTGAATTTCTAAATGATTCATTGAATTGGCCAAATGATTTTACGAGTCCTTTCATATAGATTATTCTCTAGTTAATGTACCTCCGCACTCACATAAATCGCCTTCGTTGATGACTGCTGCCTCATAAGAGATTCCACATTCATTACATTTGTAACTTCCATCGGCCATGTATTCTGCATTACCTGGATTATCTGAGAATCTACCATTGTGCTCAGAACGCTCTTTCCCAGAAGAGTCTTTATCTTTAGGGCCAAAGTTCTTTAGTCTAGCTAAACTCTCGGCTCTTGCTTTAGGATCATAATCTCTCATAGTTCCTTTTACGTTTGTGTGAGGTGCTGATAAAATATCTCTATCATGAATACCTTCTTCAACTTCCTCAGTCATTTCACCGATTAAGAAGTTAGCAACCTCTTCCATATCGTCCTTTGAAGTAGCGATATGATCTACTGCCCAGCTGTGTCCATTCTTTAAAATTTGATCAACCTTTAACGGATCCATTTTTAACATGATCTCTGCTAATCTATGAACGGTTTCCAAGTTTCCAAAGAACATGTAGTTCTCAGTTT